TGGACATCCGCTACATCGCCAAGGTGCTCGACCCGAACGCGTACGATCCGCTGTTCCGCGAGGCAGTCGCGAGCAAGATGGCGCACGACACTTGCAAGGAAGTCACCGGCAGCACGGAACTGAAGACTTCGCTCATGCAGGACTACAACTTCGCCATCGGCGAAGCGAAGCGCATCGGCGCCATCGAGAAACCGGCGCAGCGCTTCCCCGAAGACTCGTGGGTCAACGCGAGACTGTAGATGGCACGCGCTTCCAAGATCCAGAACGCATTCGACTCAGGCGAACTAAGCAGCCTGCTGCTCGGGCGCCAGGACTTCGACAAGTACGACCACGGCATGTTCGTGTGCTTGAACGGGCTCCCGCTCGTTCAAGGACCGTGGACGCGCCGCCCAGGTACGGCGTTCTTGCATCAGTGCAAGTACAGTGACAAGCCGACGCGCCTCTTCCCGTTTCAGTTCTCGACGACCGACACGTACGTTCTCGAGTACAACAATTTCGACGGCGCGATTCGATTCTACACGGATCACGGCATCCTGACGCAAGCGTCGCAGAGCATCACGGCTATCACGAAGGCGAACCCTGGCGTTGTGACGAAGGTCGCGCACGGTTACGTCGACAACGCTCGTCTTCAACTGCACGACGTACTTGGCATGACGCAGTTGAACAACATGGAAGTTCAAGTAAGGAATTCAACCGCCGATACGTTCGAGTTGTGGACAGCAGAAGGCAATCTGTTCGATCCGATCTACACGAAGATCGACACGACGAATTTCGGCACGTTCACGTCCGGTAGTATGGCGAAGATATTTGAGGTTGGCACCGGCTTGTTCGCTGACCCCATCAGTCAGGTACGATTCACGCAGTCGGCGGACGCGGTGTATATCACGCACCCGAGCGCCAACCCGTTAGTACTCACGCGCGCTTCGGCGTTGTCGTGGTCGATTGCGGCGCTGGTATTCACCGACGGGCCGTATGATAAGGTCAATACGACTACAACTACACTCACGCCGAGCGCAGCGACGGGAAACATCACGTTGACGGCCAGCGCGGTAACGGGCATCAATGGCGGCACAGGTTTTGTTTCCACAGATGTCGGTCGGCTTATTCGGCTGCAAGAAGGTACGACGTGGGGCTACGTGCAGATCACAGCGTTCACCGACACGACGCACGTCAACGCTACTGTGCTCTCGACACTCACCAACACGAACGCGAAACTTAATTGGCGCATGGGAGTGTGGTCAAACACGACGGGTTGGCCGGCGTGCTCGGCGTTCTACGAGGATCGCCTGTACTTCGCCGGGGCGTCGTCCTTCCCGCAGCGCTTCGACGGATCGAACGTCGGTCAGTACACAAACTTCTCGCCCTCGGCCACGGATGGCACTGTCTCGAGCGCAAATGCCGTATCCGGGCTGTTGAATTCGGACGACGTGAACGCCATCCGGTGGATGTCGCCGCACGACAAGGGACTGCTGATCGGCACGACGCGTAGCGAGTGGTTGATTCGGGCGACGACGCAGGGAGAGGCGGTAACGCCCACGAACATAACGTACAAAGTGCAGACATCGCGCGGAAGCGCGAATGCCGCTGCCGTTCGCGCTGCGCGCACGTCACTTTTTATCCAGCGCGGCGGCAGAAAGCTACGCGAGATGGCGTTCCGGTGGGAAGTAGACGGATTTATGACACCCGACCTGGCGCAACTTGCCGAGCACATCACGTCCCCGAGCATAACGGAGCTTGCGTACCAGGAACAGCCGCAAGCGATCGTGTGGGCTATTCGATCGGATGGCGTGCTCTTGGGAATGACGTACGACCGCGATGCTGGTGTCGTAGCGTGGCACCGGCACGAACTCGGCGGCTCGAGCACTGCGGACGGCCTGACCATTCCGCTCGTAACCAGTATGGCGGTCGTCGTCGACCCGACAGAGACGCGCGACGAGTTGTATCTGATCGTCAACCGCTACATCAACGGCGGCACGAAGCAGTACATCGAGTACATGAGCAACATTTGGGCAGCCGGCGACGTGCAAGAGGATGCGTTCTACGTCGATAGCGGCACTACATCGCTTACAGCGTCCACAACCACCGTGACGGGATTGCTGAACCATGAAGGCGAGACACTGGCGGCGTACGTCGACGGCACGCGACAGCCGAATGTTGTGGTGACGAACGGCACGGCTACACTCACTACCGCTGGCACGATCAAGACTCTCGGCTATTCATACACGTCTGATGGGCAGACGATGCCGCTCGATGGTGGTTCGCAGGACGGCTCGGCGCAAAGCAAGACGAAGAAGATTTCTCGGCTTGGGTTCTGGCTGCTCGACACGCTTGGGCTGAAGTACGGCCCGGACGCGGACACGTTGACCGAGTTGATTGTTCGCAAGTGGGGAGACGCGTACGGCACGGCCACGCCACTCTTTACCGGTGTCGTACGGGAACGCTTCGAGGGTGACTACGACAAGCTCGGCCAAGTGTACTGGCGCGCAGACGGCCCGTTCCCCGCGAACGTACTCGCAGTTATGCCGCAATTTGAAGTATCGGACGATTCATAATGGCCTCTCCGCTTCCCATCGCAGGCTCGATACTCAGCGCATTTGGCGACTTCTATCAGGGCGTCGCCGCCGGCGCCGCGGCCGACTACAACGCGAAGATGTATCAGCAGAGCGCGGCGTACGCCAGGCAGAACGCGCTATTCGCCGCCACGCAGCAGGCGCGCGAGAACTACCTGCGCCTGGGAGACATGCGCGCCAATATCGGCGCATCCGGTGCCCGAGGCGGCGACGCCGGCTCGGGGAGTTTCGCCGACGTGCTGGCCGACACCGCGGCACAGGGAGAACTCGAGAAGCAGCAGATCCTAGTCGCCGGCGAAGCCAGGGCGCACATGCTCGACATGGGCGCTGCGCTCGAGGAATTCAAAGGCAAGACTTCACGCACCGCGGGCTACCTATCGGCTGGCGCGGATTTGCTCGGTGCCGGCGGTGGCGGGAGTGTCCGCGGGCCGGGCAGTTCAATCGGCCCTGGGCCGGGGTAGACAATGCCGAAACTTCAGACCTACACCGCACGACCGCAGGAACTCCCGACAGGGTTCGTACCGGCTACCGCATCCGGCGTCGGCGGCGACATCGGCGCGGCACTGCACAAGGGCGGCCAGGCCGTTCTTCAACTGCACGAGCGCATCGGCGAGGACGAGTCGCGTCAGGCCATCGTCGGCGCGGCGCAGATACGCACAAAGTACGCAGCGCTGCTCGACCAGGCGAACCTCAACGGCGAGGACACGGCGGATCTGAAGAGTAAGATGAACGACGAACTTTCGGCCGTCGGGGAGAACTTCCAGACGACGAAGGGGCAAGACGCGCTCGACCTGCACACTGCGACGACCAACATGGTCTTCGACGAGCAGGCGAACCGGATGGCGGTTACGCAGGCCGCGGCGCAGGCGCGACTCCAGGCTACCGGGTTACTCGCGAGCGACAGCGCTACACTGCGCTCGAATCCGGGCTACTTGCCGCTGGCAGAGAAGAACGTGGATGCGCTGCTCGACACCTTCGCCGGCAAACTGCCGCCGGATAAACGCGCAGAAGTCGCGCAGGAGATGAAGGGCGAGTTGAACATGGCCGCTGTCAACGCCGCCGCACGCCAAGACCCGTCAGGTACGAAGGACAAGCTTAATGCTGGTGAGTGGACGTTGACTCCGAAGCAGCGCGAGCAGGGTGTTGCGGAAGCCGACACGCAACTGCGTACGATACGAGCAGATCAGCGCTATCAGCGCGAAGAGGCAGACTACGCACAGAAGAAGGACAACGCGACAGAAAGTAATCGTTTATTGACGAAGGTATTTAACGGTACTCTCTCGCCGACCGATCTCCGCTACTCCACTCTTCCGCGCGAGGACCGAGAGAATCTTGCGCACTTCCAAGACTTTTGGGCGACCTACAAGGAAAACAAACCGCATCCCGACAAAGAACTTTCGTTGTGGCTGGACATCTACGCCAACAGCGACGACCCGCGTAAGATTTACAACAGCGACAAGATCGTAGAAGCCGCTAAGAACAAGCAAATAAACAGAGCGGAAGCGCAACGGTTGACGGATGCAGTCTCGAACCAAAAAGACGAGAACAATCGCTCAATCGGTTCTCGCTTGGGACAAGCAATGAGCGAAGTCGGTCGTGCAGTGGCCGCCGATCTTACGGTGAACTGGAGTCCGCAGAACGTCGCCGCCATTCAACTCGACTACCAGGCGCGCGTGTTAGAAAAGGTCGGCGACTTGCGAAAGGCGAACCAAAACCCGAATCAAGTGTTCGACCCGAAGAGTAAGGATTTTGTCGGTTCGCCGGAGTTCATCGGCATGTCCATCAACAAGATCAAGTCGCAGATGCGTGATAGCGGCGTGAACACCGCGCTAAAGGCCGGGGAAACTGTTACGCGTGACGGCAAGAACTGGCAGTTCATCGGCGGCGATCCGAAACAGCCGGCGAACTGGAAAGAAATGGGTGCCGCAACAGGCGGCGCTACGGGCGGCTTCTAGTGGCCGGCCCTTGGGAAGACTATCAAGCGGCTGCCGGGCCTAGCGGCCCCTGGCAGGATTTTACTGCGTCTCCCGTACAGAACATACCCACTGTCCGCCAAGCGAAGGACATCGGCGACGCGGTAATTGCTGGACTGCAATCGTCCAGCATGGGGCTTATCAAGCGCGGCAAGCTGCCGGACATGCAGCTTCCGGAGAACGCGCCGTGGTATCAGCGCGCAGCCGCGGGCATCGGGGGGCTGATTGGCGATGTGCCAGCGATGGCGGCGGGTGCTATTGCCGGCACCCCAGGCGGCCCGATCGTGGCCGGGGCGGCCTCGTTTGCGGCGCCTATGGCGATCCGCGAGGCGCTGACGGCCGCCTACACCGCGAACCACGCCTCGTCCTGGGAAGGGCTGAAGGACATCGCCCTTAGCGGCTTACGCGGTGCGGTGAAGGGCGCCGTCATCGGCGGGGCGACGATGGGGGCCGGACGCGTCATCGAGCCGCTTGTGGCGCCCCTGGCGGGCCGGGCGGTACTCGAGGGCGGCCTGTCGGCGGCCAAGGCGCGCTTCGCGGTCGACACGGCCACGGCGGGCACCGAACTGGCGGCCATGACGACTACGGCCGCGGCGCTCGACGGCCACCTGCCTACGGCTCAGGACTTCATGGACAACGCCATCCTGTTCGGAGGGCTGAAGGGCGCGGTAGCGTTCGCCAAGGGGCTGCGCAGCACGTACGCCGAGACGGGCAAGCCGCCGGCGGAAGTCGTCGCGGACGCCAAGACGAACCCGGAAATCGCGAAGGATCTGGCTGCCGGCGACACCCCGGCCGCCTACGCGCCACTCGCGCTCGAGGAACGCATCAAGGCCGCAATCGACGCCGACCCGCGCCCGGAAGCGCTGCGCAAGATGATAATGGAAGGCGGAAAGGAAGGGACGCCTGCGAAACTCGGAGAAGACCCGATAAAAGATCCGGTCAAGGCTGAGTACATAACCGATCAAGACACCCTGAAGGGAGTGCTACGCGGCGTTGAGAAACTGTACGCCGACGAGATCACGCAGCAGACGCGCGGCGAAGTGACGAACAAACAGAGCGCGGCGGACGCCCTGCGCGCACTTTCAGCGGACGGGTCTGTCGAGCACGTCATCGGCACCGCCGAGAACGCGGCGCAAATATACGCTCGCGCGCACGTTCTGAAATCCGTGCTACAAGAAGCCTACGCGAACATGGCGAAAATAAATGGTGTAGACCCGGCCGATCTTACGCCGCGGATGAAGCTCGCCGCGTTCGCCAGCAGCGAAAAACTCTCCATGCTGTACGCTGAGTATCGCGGTGCCCGCGCGGAATCCGGTCGCGCGACGCAGATGTTTCAGAAGATCAAGCGCGACAACAGCATCATCGGCGACGTGGACGCGCTTGTCAAATCGGCAGAGCGCAAGATGGCTATGCCGTTCCAAGACATCGCTAAGGTGGCGGCATCGTATGACGATCCAGTCCAGTTCGGCGACTTCTTGAACAAGGCCACCGCAGCTACAAAGATGGAGAAGTTTCTCTTTGCGTGGCGCTCTTCCATTCTCACCGGGCCGCAGACCAGCTTGGCGAACGTCGCCGGTAACATAATGAAGTGGGTCGTAGAGATTCCTGAGAGCACAGTCGCAGCCACTATATACGCCGGCAAGCGCGCAATCGGAGGCGATCCGCTTACGCTGGCGCAGTATAAGGCTCGCGCATTCGCTCCGGTGTACGGTGCTCAAATGGGTGCGGTACAAGCGATCAAAGTAATGGGGGAGATGAAGAAGTTCTACGACGAGCACACTCTCGGAGAAACGGCTGCCAAGGCGGGGCGCCTAGTTCTCGGCAGAGAAGGGGTGCTACCTGGCGACAACAAGTTCGCGGAGGTTACGCACACCAATCCCATCGGCGGCCTGACTGGAGAGTTGATGGGCGTGCCCTTTCGTTCCCTTCAAGCGCAAGACGCGCTCTTTCGCGTACCGGGCGAGTACGCGGAGGCGCACATAATGGCAGTCGATCGCGCTGTCGAAGCTGGAATAGATCCGCGCACTCGGGAGGGTGCAGAATGGATCGCTGCGCGTACGGCAGATCCTCGGCTTGGGCTTGAAGAAGATGCCGCGGACGTAGCCAGCAAGCGCGTAGAAGATGCAGGTTCTGAGGCTGTCTACGCACAGCGCCTTGGCCCGAAGATGGAGAAGTTTGGTCAAATCCTGCAAGGGTCGTGGGGCCAGCTTATCATTCCGTTCTACCGCACCCCGGTCAATCTCGTGTCGTGGGCCATCCAGCATTTTCCAGGATTGAACTTTATGTCCGGCAAGTGGCGCGAAGACTACGCTGCTGGAGGCGAGCGCCAATCGCGCGCTATTGCTCGAGTGGCGATTGGCGCCGGGCTGGCGGCAACTGCTCTCTCACTTAGCGCCAACGGACAACTCACTGGCGGCGGCCTCTTCGACAAGGAAGAGGGCAACGCGAAGCGCGCGGCTGGATGGCAACCGTACAGCATCCAGATCGGCGACAAGTATTACAGCTACCAACGCATCGAGCCGGTAGCGAAAGTCCTTGGCCTGGCGGCTGACATGGCCGACATGTGGAAACAACTGAAAGACAAAGGCGATGTTGAAAAACTCGCGTCGATGATGGTGCTCATGTTTGGCAACGCTACAGTTAGCACGACGTACTTGTCCGGTCTATCGAACGCGATTCAGTCTATTTCCGATCCCGTACGCTACGGCGAGAACTTCATGGAGCAGTACGCATCTTCGCTCGTGCCGAAGATCATCGGACAGACGGTGACGGCGGCCGATCCGTACAAGCGGGAAGTAGCCGGCAGTCTTGAGGCCATCCAAAGCCAACTCCCGTTCCTGCGGGAGAAGCTGATGCCCAAGCGCGACGTGTGGGGCGAGCCGGTTGCGAACGACAAGTGGTTCGACGTGATGCCCGTACAGGTGTCGCAGAAGGACGAGGATAAGGTTAAGACAGAGGCGGTGCGCCTGCACCTGGCGCTGACCGACGCACCGAAGTTCCTGCTCGAGCGCGGCCCGTTCAAGGCGGGCGAGCGCAAGATTGACCTGTCCGCGGAGCAGCGCGATGTCATGCGGGAAGTGACCGGTAAGTGGGCGATGGACAAGCTGGCACGCATTGTGAATTCTGAAGACTGGAAACAGATGCCGGACTACGCGAAAGCCATCGCGTACCAGAAAGTTTTCGAAGCGGCCAAAAAGCAGGGCGCGTACAAGGCACTTCCTCCGGAAGACGCCGCGCGGCTGTTGGTGCGCGAAGCAATTCAGACCAAAATTCAGCAGCAAATTGGCGACACGATCCGGTAGTCGCGCCATGCTAAACTAAAAGAAGAGGACATAGGAAATGACAGTCGAAACAAACAGTAGCCGCAAGACGTACGCCGGCGACAACGTAACCACGTCGTTCGACACTTCGCCTGTCGTCTTCTTCGACACGTCCGATCTGGAAGTGAGCATCACGACGAACGCCACCGGCGCGTCTGTATCGCTCACTGAAAACACGGACTACACCGTCACCGGCGGAAGCGGCGCAGTCGGCACGATAAGCCTAGCCGGCGGTTCCTCGCCACACGGCGCGCTTCTGTCGGGCACGACTCTCGTGATTGTGCGTGTTGTGTCTGCGACGCAGACGGTAGACTTCGTGAATGGCGACAACTCCGACGCCGAAGTCGCAGAGCGCGCGCTCGACAAACTAACTATGCTCGCGCAACAACTAGAGGAAGGCGCAGATCGCGCGATCAAACTCCCGACTGGCGATACGTCAGGCTCGACGACAGAACTTCCAGCCGCTTCGACGCGAGCCGGAACGCTGCTCGGGTTCGATGCGGTTGGTTTGCTGACGACCTACGTCGTTCAGATCGGCACGTCGCTAGTAAATCTAGCGGCTGCGGCCGGTTCGTCCTTAATTGGATTCATCCAGGCCGGAACTGGCGCTGTGCTGCGCACGCTTCAAGACAAGAACAGGGATATTGTCTCCGTCAAGGACTTCGGAGCCAAGGGAGATGGGGTAACGGATGATACGGCGGTGTTTGCTGCTGCTGCTTTGATAGGCGGAAGAATCTATGCTCCTGCTGGGACATATCTCGTCACTGATACCACTTTATTTGCTCTGGCTGGCACGACAATAGAAGGGGATGGTCCGAGGAAGACGATCATAAAGTTCGCCCCGACCACTACTGGTAAACCGTGCTTCCACTTCAAGTTGGCTGCTGCATCGGAAATACCTTTTTGCGGAGTCCTGAAATTAGGATTCGATGCAACTGGGAATACACAAGGAACAAAGACAGCGATCAGGATAACGGACGCAGAGGAAATGATTATCTCTGACATTGAGGTTTCTAATTGGACCTCTGTTGCTCACGATTGCATTGGGCTGCAATTCCGCGGTCGTCAGACGCACGACATATTCGATGTAACGATCAACGCCGACCTTCCTATTTCGATTGAAACCAACCCGAACAACTCGATCAGTATTGACCACTACCACTTTTGCAATACGTACCTGCTGGCGTTGGCGAATCCGTGCGTAAAAATCGCTGACGGCGTGAACCTCTCGCAGGTCACATTCGATGGGTTTCAGGCTTGGGTAACTGGCACCTACGGTCTGCTCTGGAACGACACGACGACTGTCCAAGCGTCGCAAGGTCTGACGCTGAAGAACGTCAGGACAGAGCAGGGAACGGACCCAACTGCCTACGTTGTGAGCATCACGCACAACGCCGGGTTGCAGGGTCTTGTGATCGACAACTGCAATTTCGCGGCGGACAGGAAAGGTTTTTTCTTCAGGAATGTGCCGTTCTGGCACATCAAGGACTCGTTTTACGCCGACCCGGCGAAAGAAGCTCTCAACATCGACAACACCACGCAGGTAGGTCGATCGACCAATACCTTCTGGCAGCAAGGCGGCACCGCAAGCATCACCGGTCTGGCGAGAATCTTCCAATTCGGCTCAGGGCTAAACGTAACCCTCGCATCGGACTTCTGCTACATGAACCTAGCAGCCATCAATCCCACCACACAGGCAATATGGGGTACCGGTACTACGACAAACGCCGTTACAGGCGAGGTGGGAGAGTACGTTACAGCTAGCCTTGCTTCCGGTTCTGCCTTGTCTCTAACCAGTCCTAATGCACTCACGGTTACTAGTCTATCTCTTACTGGTGGAGATTGGGACGTGTGGGGAGTGATTGATTATCTTGCTGGAGGGGCTACTACTTTTACAGTAATGAAGTCAGGTATAAGCACAAGCACGAATGCTATAGGTTCTCAAGACACTTTCACAAATTTAGCTCTTGCAGGGACTTTAGCTGCCGCTTCTGATATGGCTCATGCCACTCCAGTAGTTAGGATTTCTCTTGCCCCTGGTACTACAAGCATATTCCTTGTGGCCCAAGCGACCTTCGCTGCTAGCACGCTTAAGGTTTATGGGACGATCTTTGCGAGAAGAAGGCGATGAATCTCTCCAAATCCCTAGAAGATCTTACCTTCTCTCAAGCCGCTGTTCAGAAAAGGGCTGGACAACACCCCCAATGGGAACTAACGTGGAACGCAGACAACACGATCCGCGCATAGCGACGCTCGTCGTCGATGTGGCCGAACTGAAACGCCGGCTGGACGAGAACACCGCCGTCACGGTACAGGTGCGCGACATCCTAGCGTCGTTTCGTATCCTCGGCAAGATTGC